GATGACGTCAACGTCCCCCATGTCGTAGCACTCTGCGAACACGGAGTTGCTTGGGAAAGCGTCCCCGAGGTCAGCGATTCGGATGCGGTGCCCCTTAGACGGGGAAATAGTTTTATGAATTTCTTGTAGCATTTTCTTTCCGCCCATGAAAGCCAGACCACGGCCCCATGGGGCAGGTCGACAACCCATCTTGTAATTCCACCGGTAGAAGTCGTGGTATTCATGGAGGCCCAACATGAAGCCTGTCGCTCGCATGTCCAGAGGATTTTCTGCGGCTGTCGCAGATAGCATCAATACTGGGTACTTCTTAGAGCCCGTAAGTATCTTAGCGTTAACGCTTGTTGGTCCTTTACACCGGTGAACCTCGTCAAAGATTAAAAGTTTCGCTCCTCGGAAAGTCCACTCCCAACTCTTGGCGTCGCTCCATTTACCGAACCTTGTCTTACCCGTCTTTAGTTTTTCGTAGTTTATAACGTCATGCGTTATACCCCCTCGGTCTAGCCATTCTTTCCACGATGGGATAACTGCTTTCGGACAGATTACGATGACGTCCGCTTTTAATTGTTGAGCTAACCAAACGGCTTTAGCTGTTTTACCTGTGCCAGTATCGCTGGCGTCGAGGGCTACGTTATTTGTCCGAAGACTTTGTAATAGAGCTTCCGCTCCCGGTTTCTGCCACTCGAACAATGTGATGTCTGCCATATTCGAGAATCAATAGTGCATCCGCCGTCGACAATGTCACGCTCAAATTTGGAAATCTTCTTTGAGCTTCAGCTTTCAGTTTATTCTTCCATTCTGTTTTGCTAGCCATGCCTTTGCTGTTACCCAAGCTCAGAGCTTTTTGCCACGCTTGCGGACGAACCATTTCGATTCGGTACCCTAGCGTCATGGCCACTCCTAGGATAAACCCAAACCCTCGGCCAAAGTTAAACATTGCTGAACCCGGACTGCCCGCCCCACCCACGTAACCACCCACTTGTTCGATTACGATCACGTCGTGGTACACTCGAAGATTTTTTAGCTTACTCAGCACATCTCCTTCGGTCCCAGGCATTTTTACAGCATCGGCCATACCGTTCACAGTAATGGACGCTATGCCCCCACTCGCTCCAGGATCAATAGCTACCATCCAGATCATCTCTTATAAAAAGAGTGGATTGCCAAGTGGATTCTGATACTATCAAGTGATGCTCCAGATAGAGAAGTATGGCCGGTTGTGGCCGGAGGGGGCGACCCAGCTTACTATTGAACTACTTGCTTTTCGGGAGGGCATTAACCCCGAGCAGGGGGGATTGGGCAAAGAGCAACACTTCTGGAACGTCGTGGAGATGCTTTGGCCGTATCACTCAAAGAAAAACCCTACTGGGTTTCAGCGCAATCCGTGGGCGGATGACCAGATCGTCGAGCTTTGCAAATGGAACTATCTCGGCATCTCTGGCCCTAAGTCCTCCGCAAAGACAGAGGTGGTTGGGTTATGGGGATTAGTTAATTGGTACTGCGCTCCTTTTGACACGTTGGTTTTGGTGACCACTACTTCGGTTCGCGAGGCCCGTAAGCGTATGTGGGGTCGAGTCCGTGAGCGTCACATGCAGGCCAAAGTCATGCCAGGCAAGCTAGTCGACTCGATGGGTAAGCTAGTGTTAGAGGAGGGCAGTAGCGACCGCTCAAGCATTACTCTCGTCCCCTCGGCAAAAGACAAAGAGAAAGAAGCTTCGGAGAAGTTGCTCGGTCTGAAGAACAAGAGAGTGTTTCTCCTGATTGACGAGGCCACGGACGTATCGCCCGCTATTTTCGAAGCGACCGCTAATCTTTCCGCTAATCCGTTTTTTCAATGTGTTGCCTGCGGTAACTTTAATTCTGCCTACGACCCGTTCGGCCAGTTCGTTACCCCCACGGCAGGCTGGCAGTCTATCACCGTAGACGAGGGAGGGTGGGAGACTAAAGACGGTTTCTGTTTGCACTTAGACGGAGAGAAAACCCCTAACCTAGAACATGACGACAAGTGGCCTTTCTTGCTGACGGGCAAAAAACTAGACGAGGATCGGAAGCGTCTTGGGGAGAACTCTTTGTCTTATTGGAGGTTTATTCGCTCCTTCCCTGCTCCAGCGGGGTCGGAGGAGAATATATACAGCGAGGCGGATCTACGTAAGTTCGAGGCGCACAAGACCGCTATGTGGGTGGGAGCTAAACAGCCCATCCCCGTGGCCGGTTTTGACCCGGGCTTTACCAACGGAGGGGATAGGTCGGTCTTGTTCCTCGGGAAGTACGGAGAGACAGATGCGGGTATGACAGTATTTTTTGACAAGTACGTCGAGCTTCGAGAGAACTCGTCTATTCGAGACAACCCCCGTAACTTTCAGATTGCTCAAGCATTGAAGTCTGAGTGCGAGAAGTATGGGGTGTTACCTAGATATCTGGCTGTCGACGCCACCGGAGCCGGAGATCCCCTTTGCGATATTATTGCCACGATTTGGAGCCCCTCTATTTTGAGGGTTAAGTTTTCTGAAAGGCCCAGCGGCATGGCCGTCAGCCGGTCGTCCCATATAAAGGCGGAGGAGTCTTACGGGAACCGAGTTTCCGAGCTTTGGTATGTCGGTAGAGAGTTCTTGAGGGCTAACCAAGTTCGGGGTGTTACCGTTGATTTGGCCAGGGAGTTGGTTGGGAGGCAGTACAGAACTGCCGAGCGGGGTAAGATATACATAGAAGCCAAGAGGGATATGAAAGCTAGATTCGGAAGATCCCCCGACATAGCGGATGCCGCTTTTCTTATGCTGGACGTATGTCGTCAAAGGGCTAACGCTGTCGCTGGTACTACTGTGGCTGGGGGTGGTAAGTACAAGAATTTCTTGGATTTCACGAAGAAGGTTGATTCTCTTTATTCTTGACCCGAAGCCCCTAATTAGGTACGTAGGAGTTTAACGTGGATCAAAACCTAGAGACAATCTCCGCTTCCGGAACCCCACCTAAATCGAGGCTTAAAAATGCTCAAGCTGCTTTCTCTATTTATCAAAACCTTCTTGACGCAGACGTGGACAGCGCTTCGCAGAGGGTTCGTGTCCAAGCGATGCTCGACGGTGAGCCACCGTACAATCCGACCACTTTGCGGAATCTCGGCCAGTCTTATCGTTCGAATCTAAACTTTTTAGAAGCGTCCGCAGATCTTGAGTACGCCCTTTCCGCTTACTCCGATTTGGTAAATGGGGTGCCCCAACTCGCTCAAGTAAAGACGAACTACGGCGACGCTACGCAACAGGGCAACTACAGCCAGATCATCTCTGAAGAGTTTGATCGGGTTCTCCGGAAGGACTGGGACGAGTTCTTCTACAACCAGCAGAGGTTGGCTCACGAGTTTGTTTCTTACGGTGTAGGTTTTGCTTTCTTCGAGGATGATACTGATTGGCGTTGGAGGGTCGCAGGCTTAAAAGATTTCTATCTACCGCGAGGAATTCCCGCTTCGGATAGTCGCATCGAGTTTTGTTGCGCCCGCCGAAGCTACTACGCCCATGAGCTCTACCAGTACATCAAAGACCCCAAGTCGGCTCGAGCAGTTGGCTGGGACGTAGACCAGGCCCGTCAAGCTATCATTAACGCAGTTCCCGCAGATGTCTCCGGAACTCGGCTAGAGTGGGAAGAGATTCAAGTCATGCTTAAAGACAACGATCTGTCCCTGTCTTTTGCTCGTTCCGCCGAGATTCAGACTATTCATTATTACGTAAGGGAGTTTGACGGCAAGATAACCCACGCCATCGGTTTGCGGGATGGGTCTAATCAGAACTTTTTGTATCGCAAAGACTCAAGGTTTGAGAACATCAATCAAGCTTTGGTTATGTTTACTTACGGCATTGGGACTAATGGAAACCTCCACTCCATCCGAGGTTTGGCATACAAGATTTACCCGCACATACAAGTCAACAATCGATTACGGAACGCAATTATCGATTCAACTTTGTTGTCTACTTCGGTGATGATTCAACCTCAGACGATGGATGATCTTCAGAATTTGACTATTGCGTATAACGGTCCTATGGCAATTCTGCCCCCGAATTTAAACATCGTTGAAAGAACCTCTCCTAATCT